CTCGTGGGCTCGGAGATGTGTATAAGAGACAGCCCTTCATCGACGGGAACACGCTGATATGCGCGGAACCAAGTTCGCTGCCGAACGCCATGCGGCACCTCCACTATTCAGTTTTTATCCAAATCAGTCCTCGTAGAGCGTTCGGAATGCCGGGCTCATGCCCTTGGTCTGTTCGCGCAGCCGCTCACGCTTGGCCTTCTCCCGTTCGGCCCGCAATCGTTTCGCAAGCGAATCGAAAGGTTTCGGATACTCTTCGCCGCCCAGCGCGTAGATGACCGGCATCTCGCCCCAACGGGCCGGATAGTCCAGGCCGTTGAGCTCCGCGCCTGTGTAGGTTGACGGGTCTCCAATGAGCTGTTCGAGCAGCGCTATCGCGTCGCCGTAGCGGAGCCTGCCGCCAAGGTCGGTTTGCAGGCTCCAGCCACGTGCCGTGAAATCGGCTCGGATCACACTCCCGTGTTCGGCGAGCCGGCCGGCGAACCATTGGATTTTCCCAATGAGGCTCCCTGCGCGCGCACTACCGCGTCGCCGTAGTCGGACAGGAGGTTGAACACCACCTGCACCGGTTCGCCGTTCAGCGCTTTCGCCTGTTTGTCGCCAGCGAAGGCGCTTAGAATGCGTTTGAGCTGTTCGACGCTCTCCGTATCGTCGGACGTGTTCGAAAGTCTCGTGAAATCGTCGATGCTCATCGACAGTGGAAGCTTGTACGTGCGTCCGCCGGGCACGAGCGCCCAATAAACATCGCCCTTGATGATGTGGCGCACCTTGTAGTTCTGCGCAATGGAGGCGAACGCCTCCTCATCGTTTTTCTCCGTCCACTGGTCGAAATCTTCGACGGTCGGCTTGAAGTCGGTGGAAGTGGAAGTCATTGTCTTGTCCTATCTGCTTTTCGCCTGCCTGCCGTGAAAAAAGAAGATTCCCGGACCGCGCAGACAGGCGAGATGGGCGGTCCGGGAAGATTTTCGTCCGCCGGTCAGGCGGCGCGTGTGGTGACGGTGACCGTCAGATCTGGTGAGGTCACGCCGTCATATGTGGCGTTGAGCCTCGCGCTTCCGGCCTTGACGGCGGTGAGCGTGCCTCCCTCGACGGTCGCCACGCCTGCATCCTTGGACTTGAACGTGGCCTGTCCGGTCACGTCCACGGTGGTCTTGTCCACATGTGTGGCGACGGCCTTGAGCGCGAGCTTCGCGCCTTGGACGACCGACGGCTTCGTGTTGCCGTCAGCCGAGGTCACGGCCACCGCCGTCACGCTTTTGGGTCGTACCAGCTTTCGATCCAGCGGGTGTTCGGATGCTCCTCATCCACATACAGCGGATCCTTCATCCATTCGACGGTGAGCGCGCGGCCGGTGACCGAGCCACGCTCCTGCTGGTCCGGCTCGTTGCCGGTGACCTGCATGACGCCGGCACGACGGTGGACGCGCCCGGTGTCGAACGTCTCCTCTTCGTACACCATCCATTTCGCGTCCTGGATGATGTCGGCCACGTGGTAGACGCCCTGCGCGTCCGGCTCGCCGATGGTGATCTTGCGGGTCAGCGCGTTGTTTTCGGCCGGGCTGAAAGTCTGCGTGAGGCTGGTCGCCAGCGGAAGCTTCTTATACCCGTCCTGCAAAAATTCGAGCGGGTCGTCGCCGTCGCGCGAATCCTGGTTGCCGCCGTCGGACTTGACGAGTCCGATGCATGCGGTCGACCGATTGTAGGCGGCCGGAAGTTCCGGCGTCGCATTGCTGGATGCGATCATCTCCGGCGTGATTTTGTTTTCGGTGGAATACGGGACGATCATGATGGCGGCGGTAACGAGCGCCTCCACCTGTCCCAGATCCATGCCCTGACTGTCTTTGGCCATGGCGTTTCCTTTCTTAGTGTTGTCTGATTCCGGCCGTCGAATATTCGACGGTCATGTAGTAGCGGCACCATGCCGCGTCCTCGCCGACCGGGTACGGGCCGTTGCATCCGTCAGACACGACGGCGCAGATGCGGCTGCCTTCGGCGAATCCGATGAGGATGCCGGGCTCGCCGGTCAGCAGCCCGTACACGCGGGCCGCCAGATCACGGCATGGTTTCGTATCGTTGCGCGTCCATCCGAGCACGTTGACGCCTATCGACCTGTCGAACGTCACACGGTCGGCGGATTGCGTGCCGCCGTCATCACGCACGACCACGAGCGGATAGGAACCGTCGTAACCATCCGGAATGCGGTTTCCGACCTGCAGGCCCGCGACGTCCGTGATGTTGGAGCGCAGCCATCCGGTAAGGAACAGCTCAAGGTCTGGTGGAATGACGCTTGCCATCAGACCCTCGCCTTCCTCAACGCCTTGGCCAGATTGCCGGTCTGCGCCTCCACGAGCAGGGTCTTAGAGTCGTGGCCGACGACCATGACGGTCGTTCGGTGCTCCCTTTTAACCTCCTCGATTCCAAGGCCGTCGCGGTACGCGCCGGTATCGACTGGAGCGGACGCCTTCGCGTAGGCGAGTGCCCTGTCCGCAGCCAGCGTGGTAAGCGCCTTGACTCCCGCGCTGTTGAGAATCCCGTCGAAGAATTTCGGGTTGAAGTCGACCGATATCCTGCTTTTCGCCATTGTCAGCCCTTTCTTTCCGTCAGACGGCATTCCAAGGTCGGACGCCACCCCGTAAACGCGTTCACATCCTTCGAGGGGAATCCGTCGACTTCCCACAAGCGCCCGTCGTCGGGGTCTGCGCGGATCCGATCACCGATTCTGATGTCGGCTGTCGGATCCGGGATGGTGAGGTACGCCGTGGATGCGGTCTGAGTGTCGAGCGTGTCAGGCGTGCGCATGCTGGAGCTGGAGGCGAGGGCGCCCATGATGGCGAGCTCGTCCGGAGGCACGCTCCAGTCCGGCTCGTTCTGCGCCGGATTGTACGGGTTGGTCTTGCGTTTGGCACGCAGTCGCATGAAGCGTGTGGCTCCAGCCATGGAGAAAACGCCGCCGGCGTGGTTCAGGTCGTCAAGCAGGCTCATGGCAATCCTCCAAGCCGGTAGGGTTTGAGCTTGTCCTTCTCGGCCTGCATGAGCGACACCACATCGAAACTCGCGCTGGACCCGTTGGTTGACTGCGAGGTGACGAGCCCGACCGGACTCATGCCCGCTCGCTTCGCGGCACTGATGAGCACCTGCTGCACGTCCGGCGCGTCATCATAGCCGGCATGGATCGCGTAGCGGATGGCCGCAACGCCGACCGGGAAGCCACCGGAAAGCGACTCCACAAGACCAGTCTCCGGGTCATAGGCGTAAGCCAGCTTGTTGCCGTCGCGGTCTGTCAATGATTCGATGCTCGTCACATGACGGGCGGGCAGTCGAATCACCATGCCGCCACGCGAGTTGAGCACGCCGGACAATTCCGTGTTCGGCATGACATGCCAGCCACATTCACGCCTAATCGCCGCCTGAGCAGCCTTAAGCCTGAAAGCCGCGTCATCCTCGAAAGCCGAAGGGTCGGCAATCATGTCAGGAATCACATTCACATCACTCATGCCGACCTCCCGTCTCAGCTCGTCTTCACCACGCCAGCAGCCACAAGACCAGCCACAAGAGCATTGACACGCTTCGCCAAATCGTTGTAAGCGGTCACGAGCGCGTCATGCTCGGCCTTGGTCGGCGCATCGCCAGCGGCCACAGCCACAGCGGCATTGGCATTACCAGCCGAAGCGACATTAGCCAGCTTCACACCGCCGAGAGCGTTCTCGGCGGCAGCGGGAAGCACATACGGCGCGGCGGCAGAACCACCAATGTCGGTCGGCTTGCCTTTCGCATCGACGAAGACCACATCCGCCACGGCGGCGTTCGGGTCAAGCTTCGCGGAAGCGACCGGAATCACTCGAAACTGTCGAGCCATCATTCCTCCTTACTTCAAGGTCAGGGTGACGAAAGCCTTCGGGACGCGCACGGCCAATGCCACGCGCTCCTTGGCACGAATGGTCACCAGATCGGCAATGAAGTCGGTGTCATTGGAGTTGGTGGCCTCCACGGCGACACCGCCCTTGCGGTAGAAGGTCGCGGCACGCTTGAAAGCACCCACAACGGCGGTGCCCTTGGCAACTGCCGGGGATACGACAGTGTTCATACCCCACAGGGACGGTGTGATGTTCACTGCACCGCCATTGATGCCATAGAACGGGCCACCGCCAAGGTACGCACCGTTGTTGTCCTTCTTTTCGCGAAGAGCCTCATAGTCTGCCGGATTGATGACCAGAGCGTCAGGCATCATGCCGGTCTCGGTGGAAATCATGGTCTGCGCGTGCAGAATAGCGACATCATTACCGGCGTCGGTAGCCGTGTATGTCTGGATGCCGTCGCGATGCAGCAGGCCCTTGATGTTCTTGCCGGTGCCGTCGCCGTTGAGCAGATGCTGCTCCTCCTTGATGCTCAGACTGTAAAGCAGACGGCCATCGATGTCGGACTTCAAGAAGGCGAGGTCGGTGATCATGTCGCCGGACTCCTTGATGAAGCCAGCGATGGTGGACAATGCGTCGGTGTGCTCGGTCGCATTGGCGTAATGAATCTGACCGAATTCCTCGCCTTCGCCGACGGTCTTAAAATCGCCTTCCTGAGCACCTTCCACGAAGTAGGTGATGGCCTGTCCACTAATAGCGCCGACACCGAAGAGGTTGGTGATGGTCGGACGGCGGTAGCCTTCCACGAAATTCGGGTCAACATATGTCAGCAGAGAGCCATACGCGCCGGACGGACCACCGGTCACCTGAGTGTCGGTGTTGGCCTTGCGGTTCGGCAGCCATTCAGGCGCGGCGATGGAAGCGCCGGACACGCCCTTCATCTTCACCAGCTGCTCGCCGATGCTCTTCACGACGAAATCGCCAAGAGATTGATGGGCGACACCGCTCTTCTGAGTGTCCGTCAGATTATCGGTCAGACCCTCGAAGCGCTTGTGCACGGTGTCCAGCGTCTCGATGGAGTCCTGCAATTCGTGCGCCTCGGCGTTCAGACCCTTCAGCTTCTCGATGTCGGAAGCGTCGAGATTATCCTCGCCCTTGGCCAGCACCGCTTCGATGGCGGCCTTGGTCTTGGCGAGACGATCATTGAAACTCATTTGGTCTCCTTGTTGTCCTTGCCGCCAGTGACCAATTCACGGGCGGATTTGATTACATTCAGGCGCTCGGCCTTCTCGGCCTCAGCGTCCTTGCCCTCATCGGGGTCAAGCTTCTTATCGTCCGGCCTCTCGCCGGTCTTGGAATCATCCGCCTTATCCTCGTCGGAAGCGGAATTATCGGAATCGATGCCGTCAAGCACCTCATTCAGCGAGGCCAGCGCGGCACGCAGCTTCTCCTCGTTGGCGGAGCTGATGGCACGACCCGACTTCACCGCCAGAATCTCGGCCTGCTGGTTCGCGGCCACCGGCACCACGCTGATCTCGAAAAGCTTGATCTGCTGGAATTCGGAATGGCCGCCCCACGGGCCGTCGCCCTTCTCCGTAATCCAAGCGGTCTTCGTCGGCACGAAGCCGATGCTCATCTGATGCACCCTGCCGTCCTTGAGCAGGTCGTAAGCCTGCTGGGCGGTAGGATTATCGTCGATGTCGAGCTGGGCCGAGATGAGAAGGCCCTTCTCATCCTCGACGGCGCTCAAGGTGCGGCCGATGATGTCGGTCGGCTTGCCGTCCTGATGGTTCCAATGGATAGGAATACCGGCGCCGCCGTTGTAATCCTTCTCCAATGTCTCCGCGAAAGCGCCCTTGGCGATCACGTCGCCCTGCAGGTCCTTGTTGCCGAAAGTGCTGGCATAGCCGCTGAAAACGCCTTCGCCAGCCGAATCATCCAAGGACTTCACGTTGAATCTGAGCTGTTTGAGATTCACTGGTCTTCTCCGTTCACTGGATTGTTCTGTTGCGCGTTCTGCGTCCTGCCGCCGTCCTGCGGGCTGGGCTGGCCGCCTGTCGCGACGTTCAATGGCGTCACCAGATCGTCACCGCCCTCGACCTTCGGATAGTTCAGGATGCGCCGCGCCTCGTTCGTGGTCATGAAGCTGCGCCCCGTGGCCGTGGAAAGCGCCTGATACTGCTCGGAGAACGTTCCGCGCAGCTTGGCGTCCACGTTCGCCTCGATGTAGGCGTCCGGCTGTCCGAGCGCGTCAGGCAGCAGCAGGTTGAGCGACTGCTCGAAAGCCACGATGTACGGCATGAGCTCCACATTCCACATCTGCTCCTTGTAGGAAGCGATGTTGGAATTCGTGCCGCTGCGGAAGCCTAGATTCTCCGGCGCGATATGGAAGGCGTTGGCCACGTCGATGCGGATCTTGTCCCTCGCGTCGATGTCCTGCATGTCAATCGGCTTGAAGGCGTCCACCGTCTTGATTTCCATGCCATCGTTGAGCAGGGGCCATCCGCCGGCGAGATTGCCGCCGGCCTTGTAGTTCCTCATGCCCTGCACGAATTCGTCCTGAGCCTCCTGCGAAGGCCACGGCATCTCCTTCGGACGCGAGATATAGGCCGGAATCTGGCCACCGTTCTTGGCGATGGCACGTCGATATTCGGCCATCTCACGCGCCTCCGCCAGAAGCGGGGCGAGAGTGCCGGACACCGGAGAGCCGCCGATACCGGACGTGCTATAGCCCACGTCCAGCAGAATCTGCGGGTCGGGCAGCTTGAAATACCGGCTGCCCTCCGGTTGGCCGGTGCTGATCTGCACGCCGGTGATCTCATCGAGAGTGTTGCCGGAAAGCGTGAAATTCTGCACCGGGATACGCCGCAGCCAGAGTCGGCCGGACTGCTTGTCGGCATCGAGCAGGCAAAGCCACCGGTCATTGAGCAGGCCATCGCACAGTAAAGAGTAGAAGAACCGGTAGCGGGTCATGCCAGGAAGCACGCTTGGCTTGACCATCAATCGCGCCAATGGGCTTGTGGTGTCCTCCACACGATCGCCGTCAGATTGACGTCGGTAGACCTTGAAGGGCATGCTGGCGATGTTCCGCGCGATATGGTCGATGACGGTACGCACCGCCGCCTCACGCTCGTACACGCCCTCGCCGAACCAGTCGATGGGAATCTGCGCCACCTGCGAAATGTTCACCGGCGATTCGGAGAACTTCTGGGCCACGGATACCGGACTTTTCTTGAGCCATCTGGAAAAGAAACCCATGAAACCTCCTCACTGGGGTCAGACAACGGCGAAATGCGTCACGCTCGGCGAATATTTCGGCGTCTCCGCTTCGACCTGCATGGTCTCAAGCGCGTACAATGCCTCGCTCTCGGCGATGAGGCCGCTGATCTGCAGGGCGCTTTTCGCGCGGTCCCACACCTCGACCTCACCGAGACGTCGGGTCACGGCCACGGAGACTTGCTGTTCGATGGCTGGCTGCGGCAGGTGCCGGAGCTTGCCTTCGCGCACGCGGTCGAGGAAGCGGCCACAGCAGGCGCCGAGCCGGAAGCCTTCGATGAGATGCACGTTCCACCCTTTTTCGGTGAGCGGGTCGATGAAATCAACCGCCGGACAACCTTTAGACTGCACGGCAATCTCACAGACATTCGGCCAGCTCTCACGAAGCAAGTCAAGGAAATGCGGCACCCACAACATGCCGTCACGCCTAGCGATCAACTCGACATGCGGCAATCCATCTGAGCGCAATCCAGCAGCAGCGACGTAGGTGGTCTGGCGATCGGCGCTGGTATCGACGGCCAACACCACGCGATTATCAGCCGGAATGCACGACGCATTATCAGTGCCATGCGCCCACAATTTTGGATTGATGTAGGGCACGATGTCGGCCGTCACCCACTGGCATAGGACCTCGGTGCGAAATGCGGCCTCGGTCATGCCATCAATATCGCTTCGGACACTGGCCACGGTCATAGGGCCATAGCCGAGCGACGGGTTAGCCTGGCGGATCGCGTCGGCAGCATCCACCGGGCACTTGTCCGGAGCGCTCCATTCGAAATATCCGAAGCTGCCATCCTGCTCGCCGGACAGGAACACGTCGGACGGATTGCCACCGTCGGCGCTCAGACGCGCCCACTCGTCAACAAGCTTACGACCCTTATCGACCTGCTTGCGCAATGCCACGCTGCGATAGTCGCCAGCATTGGAAATGCCCCATAATTGGCTGGACCATACGGCCTTCGTAGTCTGCGAGACAGCGTTCCAGCCATCATCATTATGCTGCTCACGAAGCTCATCGAACACCACACGCGCCGCCGACTTGGCTCGAATGTTCTTGTCCGCGCGGACGATATATCTGGCCTTGCTCCTCGTGATGATCGCTTCCTCGCCGTTCGTGTTCACGAATTTCTGCGTCATCGCAGCGAGATCCGGAATCACCAGATCCGCTTCCTCATCAGTCGAAGGCTGAGGATTGCACCACTCCTTGACCTGATTGTACGGACCCTTCGCATTGTCCAGCGTCTGCGCGGCACCGACCACGAGGAACTTCACCGGCGGCACACGGTCAGGATGCTTGTTGGAGTCAACAAACAGCCACCATGCGGCCAAAACGCCCATCAGCGTGGTCTTGCCATTCTGACGAGCCACAAGCACAATCACCTTGCGAAAACGATAGCTGCCGTCCTCAAGCAGTTCGAGCGCATGGACAAGCAGCCACTGCTGCCACGGGTAAAGGTGGACACGCAGCATGATTTCAGCGAACGCGATCACAGCGAAGCCATTAGAAGTGTTCTTATCCAAGGGACGAAGCGGCGGAGTATAAATACGCGGCAGGGTCACACCATGCTTCTCATCATCGATGGCACCGAAAACACTCAAATCTTCCGACACCATCGAACGCCTCCTAGCCGAAACGCTTCATGAAATCTTCCATCTGCACAACCTTGTCGCTCTTACGCGCCTCCGGCTTTGATTCAACCTTCGGCTTCGCAGGACGACCAACCTTAGCCGGAGCATCCACCGTCAAACCAAGCGACTGACAATATTTGAGGAACGTCGGCAGCGAAACGTTGTCGAGCTTGCCGTTCTCATCGACAAAACCGGAGAACGTCAGATAATCGATGCGCTCAGCCAACACGCGAGCCGCAGCGACAACAGCAGAATTCACAGCCTTGAGGTCAGCGTTCTTCAACGAACGCTCCAACGCTTCCGCCACATTCCGACTCGGAAACTTCGCACTCATCAAAAACACCCCCTAATCTGCCATCGCGCGCGACCCGCCAACAATTTCAACCATCGGGGAGAGGGAGACCAACCACGCGGGACGTCTTGCGCTCTGTCGTTGGTTTTACGATTTCACCGCCCCTACCCCTCGTGTTGGACTCATGCTGTTGTTATCCATTGTCTTGAGAGTGTTCCGATTGGCGCTGGCGGATCTTGGTTGCCTCTCAAGCGGTTGCAGCTGGTGTGGCTCGGCTTGAAGCCTGCTGGGTCGAATTGGAGTTCGGGATGCTTGCTGACCGGGAACATGTGATCGAGATTGAATGAGTCATCTGTGGTGTTCTTGACTGCGTTGTAGTCGATTGGCATGCCGCACAACCAGCAGACTGCATGCTGTGCCTTGCATTGTGTGAAGAATGTGGCCTTGTCTTTTTCGAATTGGCGGCTGGTCTTGCGCGTTCTTCCTGGCATGTGGTCACCGCCTTGTGGTGCTTCGGGCTGGAGTCGAACCAGCGCATGGTGTGGGATGCACTATCTCTGATCACGGGCATTCGCAAAGAATCATGAAGCCATGGCCGGTTTGGTATCCGTCCTCTGGTATCTGTGCTATCCCTCGTGCTCTGCCACTGAGCTACCGAAGCTGATATGAATAATGGCCCAGCCCTTTCAGGCTGAACCATTTTACTACTGTACGACAGTATAGCATTTCAACGGTGACAGTCAAGTAGTGCTGCGAGTTCGCCGAGGTTGAACGTGTACTGCCGCTTGTGTTCCGTCGGCGTGGCGTGCAACTTGCCGCGTCTGAGCCATTGGCTGATGAGATTACGGCTGATGGTCAGGCCGTAACGTTTCAGCTCCTTGGCTGCGTCGCTTGGCGTGCCGGTGAGCTGGATCTGCCATAGTCTCTGGTCTCTTGCCGCTTTGATGGCTGGTGCGGCCCATTCTTCGTGGCAGCCTTGGCAGGTGACTGATTCCGCTTCTGGCGTGCCGGTGAGGAGCGTATCGCAGTTTGGGCAGGTGCCGATGATGATGAGCTCGTCTTCCGGCGTCAAGGCTTGTTCGTTGCGTCTGGCGATGTGTTCCAGGGCTGCGTAATCGTCTGCTGCGGTGCTCATCGTCAATATGGTGTGTTTGTTGCTTATGATGGCATACCATGCTTTCCTCCAATCGTATCCAGCGTATGCGGCGCGTATTTTGCCTGCCTGTTCAGCGAGCCATGCCTCGCTATCTGTGATGAGGTCTTGTGCGCGGGTGTTGATCGGGAGTGGTGCGTTGCCTCGGCTTGGCGTGTGTGCTGGGGTGCCGATGCGGGCCTGTCGGAGCATGATGCTCCGCAGGGCGGGCAGTTGGACGTGTCCGAGCTGGCGGATAAGCCGCCAGTAGGTTTCGCGGCAGTTTTGGCAGAGCATATTCACTAGCACCGGTCTCATTGGCTTGTGGCAGTGCTGGCAGTCGGTCAAAGTCTGGCCTCCTTGTCGTGCTGGCGGATGATCGCGGCGATTTCGGCTTTCGGCACCTGCGGCACGAGCGGCGCGATCTCGTCAAGCGCGTAACCGGCCTGATGCCACTTGATGATCATGTCTTCGAGTATTTTCTTCATTTGTATTCCTCCACTGTGTTGCATCCGATGTATGCGCCTCGGTCTTTGAGGCATGCCCACGTCACGTCTCCCGTCTTGACCGTCTCCATTTGAAAATCGTGGTGGGTGGACGTGTACCACTGCATGGAGATGCATGTGCCGATGGTGAGGAAGATGATGAGCATGCAGGTGATGACGGTGCAGATTATTGTCTTCTCGGTGTTGGTCATTTGGTCTCCAGATATGGGTTTTCTGTGGTGTGTGGCGGGAAGTCGCATTCCTGGTCTTTCCATCCGGCCGCGTAGCCTTCTCGCCATGCCTTGGCCATGCGTCGGTGGTATTCGGCGTCTGTGAGATGGTAGATGAGTTTGGGTTCTATCATTGTGTGTTCTGCTCATTGTTGAGTCGTTCTGCGAGTTGGCAGGCTTGTTGGTCTGGTGTGGCGGTTTCCTTGTCGCGTCCGAGCGCTTCGAGCACGTGAGAGCATTTCCACGTGTGCACGTGGCGTTTCGAGGGTGGTATGCCGCTCATTTTGGCTCTGCGTTGGCACCAGCCCTTCCACAGGCGCGTCCAGTCGGCTATCGTGCGGTTTTCGCCATAATGTCGGCTTAAGAATGCGTTCCACGCGTCTGACAGGTCGAGATTCGGGTAATCGCGGATTATGGCGGCATTGGCGTGGGTTTTCTCCCTGACCAGCTCGAAGTCGTTCAGCCCGATTTCTTTGGAGAAAGAAGAAGAATATTCTTCTTTCTCTTTCTTTTGGGTTCTGGTGTTCTGGTGTTCTGGTGTTTGTCCCGATTCTGTTTCGATTCTGCCGGCAGTCTGCGCAATTTCTGCCGGCAGACTGCCAGCAGAATACCGGTCATGCTCACGCTTGCGCTTGGCCATCACCTGCTGACGGCTCCGATTATGTTCGAGATAATCGTGGATGACATAGCCGCCATCCACGGCCTCGATCAATCCGACCTGCTGCAAAGCGTCAAGCTCCTGCGTGGTGATGTCGAGCACGAATTCCGCCGTGTCCGAGTCCACGAAGCCGTCCGTGAGGTTGTCACCGCAGTAGGAAAGCATGACGACGAACGCACTGACGGCAGAGGGCATGGTGCGACGCAACCGGCGTACCTTCCGGTTGAGATAGAAGCCATTGGCCAATTGCACGTAACCGCGCCTTGCCATCAATCCTCCCCTCTTGTGATGCCGTTGAATTCCATCCAGATTGCCTCCTGCCGTGGCGTGGTGCAGGGCAGGTCGGTGTAGTTGGTGTTCGCCCAGCCGCTTCCCACGTGTGGTTTCGCCATCGCGTCCAGGGCTTCGGCGATCTCCAACAAGTCCGGTGGCGGGTCAAGCGTCACCATGACAAACCCATCATTACGGCTTGCTTCGCGTCCACCAGCCGATACCCGCAGTAAGGGCAGGTGACGTAATAGCTGCCCACCGTCTCGCCGCAGTGGGCGCACTCGACATATCGGATTGCCTTGCTCATTCGTTTACCGCCTTGCGTGCCACTTCGAGCAGGTCGCGCGCCCGGTCGATGAAGTCCTCCTGATAGCCGCAGATTTCCCCCGCGTAATCCCATGCGTCGTCCTCGTCTTTCGCCACACAGTCGCTATCGACGCCATCCCATTCGTAGCTGTCCCAGCAGAGCCGTTTCGCCAAAGTCAAATCATCATCCATGCCACGCTCGTAAGCGTTGGCCTCGTCAAGCATGATGCTCAATTAGTCCTCTTTCCGTTAGCTTTGACCATGGCCCACAGGATTTCGCTTGCCGGACGCCTCCTGTATGACAGGTCGTTGTAGGACTGCACATAGTCGAGAATCAGTTTCGAGCCGGTCGAATCCGGTGTCAGAATCGCGTTCACTCGCGGCGGCACCATCTTCTGCCATACGATCTCGTCACACAGTTCCTTCGTGCAGACCAGATAGTTCTGATCGCCGTAGAACGTCAGTCCGTTGCCGCTAGTGAAGTCAGCCATGCATGACTTGACCTCGTAGAACTCGAAGCAGCCTTTCTCGACGCTTGCGGGCACCGGCTCACCGTTGATGTTCCAGGGCTTGAAGCCCACGTAGTCCACGCGCCTTTCGTCGGGCGTGTTACGGTCGAAATTGACCTCGCTCGCCCAAAAAGCGGTCTGATTCCTCAACCTCTTCTCCACCAGCTTGGACAGCATGGCGGTGGTCTCAGCCCTGCTCATTTCTTCCTCCTGAAGTACTTGTATTCACCGTGATGGAACAGGAACAGGTGAAGTCTCCACACCTTGACTGCCAACAATCCCTTGAGCGTGATCGCATACCCGCCATGGACACGCTTCATGAGCTTCCTATCGGCCAATGATTCAAGTATTCGGGAAAGCTCTTGGTTCCATCGTTGTTGCCAGATGTAGCTCATCCCCTCAGCGATATACAGGCAACACATGTCCTTGTCGTATTGACTAATCATCATTAGCCTCCCTCTCAAGGATGTAGACGTTCGTCGCTGCGACGGCGTTATTCCGCAATTCCGTTGGTGGCATGGTATCCACCCGTGCAATCTTCCAACCATCATTCAGTAGCTCTTCAAGCGCATTCATATTGACTAAGTGACGGTCGCTGCCGAGATCAGCCCAAAACAGCGGGCAGACTTTGTACTGATTGCTCAATTCGTGTCCTTCTTCTTGTATTCGTCTACTAGTTGTTTCCACTGTCTGCTTGCGTAATCAGGGTAGCTGTACCAGCATGTAGAGATGTGTTTTCGGGGGCATTGTAGACGGTATATGGTTGTTGTTTTCACGGCTTTGAGGGTTTCGTAGTATTTCTCCGTCTGTCCTTCCGCGAGGACGGGTAGTCTGCCGCACATTGGACACCCATATTCGTTGCGTCTGCGTTTGAACCACATAACTATTCCTTCGCGTCCTCGCTTTGGTTAGGCACCTCGGAAGGCATGGTGCCGGAATAGCCGAGCAGGTGACGGCAGTAATTGATTACATGCTCGTAAGCCGTCGTCATTCCGTCGTAAAAGTCGTACACTTCTTCGTCTGGATTATCAGAAGCGTTATTAGCTGCATCCCACTCTTTTTGCAGAAAGTCGATGACCTCATGCAGTGTCTTGTCTTTCTCAGTCACGTTCGTCGCCATGATTAGTGTTCTTCCTCTTCGATTCGGATTGTGATGTGGTAGACGCCTTTTTCGGTGCTTGGCTCGCCTAGCCGATAGTCCGGGCCGACCACGTATCTGGCGTTATCGTCCGGCCAGAAATCGGCTTGTGTGATGGCGTCCAAGATTGCCTTGACCATCGGCGCCGCGTTCTCGGGGTCGAATCTGCCGTGTGTCAAGGGGTGGATGATGGCGGTCACATGCACCGGCCATTTGGCGGGCGGCTTGAGTTTGCCGCTGTTGATGAGACTGCGGTAGGTGAGGTAGGCGCATCTTTTCACGACGCTGGTGCGCCGGTATTTCGCCCGCCAGTCTCCACGTTTGTTCTGGGTCCACCAGTAGGCCTTCTGCACGTCGATGGTGGTTTCCTGCGTCATTCGTCCTCCAAAATCCAAATGTCGGCATCGCCAATGTCCGCGTAATGGTCTTCGCTTTCGGCCTCACATTCGGGGCATGGTATGGGGCGCGCCGGATACAGCGCGCACCCATGTTTGGGACATACCGGCAGCACGTCCGGCGGCTCAATCCACTCACGCATCATCAGAAGTCAGGCTCTCCAGCCGGAGCGCCCCACGGATCATCGGCCGGAGCCTGCGACTGCTGCTGGGGCTGCTGCGGCTGCTGATAGCCGCCATTGGCGTTGCCGCCCTGGTATGAGCCTGACTGCATCTTCTGCACCTGAGCCGTCGCATACTTGAGCGACGGGCCGATCTCGTCCACCTGCAATTCGATGACCGTGCGGTTGGAACCGTCCTGCGCCTGATAGGAACGCTGCTGCAACCGGCCCTGCGCGATGACGCGCATGCCCTTGCGGAGCGTCTGGGCGCAATGCGAGGCGAGGTCACGCCAGGCCGAGCAGCGGAGGAACAGCGCCTGACCGTCCTCCCACTGGTTGGCCTGGCTGTTGTATACGCGTGGCGTGGACGCGATGGTGAAGTTCGCCACCGTGCCGCCATTGCTCAAAGTGCGAATCTCAGGGTCGGCGGTCAGATTGCCGACGATCGTGATAACGGTCTCCCCCGCCATCACTCACCGTCCTTCGCATCGGCCTGCTGCTCGGAGTCGGCTTCGGTGTCCATGACCTCGGCAGTCACGTCATCAGTCGAATCGGTGATTACCGGCTGGAACACGTCGCTGTAATCCGGTGTGGTCTCGTCCACGCTCGCGGCCTTCTTCGCCTCGATGTTGACCGGCAGATATTTGAAACTGCGACGGATGATGGTCTTCTTCGCCATCTCCACGAAATTCTTCACCCACGGTCCGGTGATCTGACGGCTGCGATTGCGTGGCGCGTACTTCTCGCGGTATTCGAGCAGGTCGCGTTTCGACATGTAGTCGGCGTAGCGTCCGCCATTCGGCAGCTGGACAGAGAGGTACACGAATTTCAGCTTGTCCTCGCTGTGGTCGGCGTCCACGTTCACCTCGTCCGGGCATTCGATGGTCGGCACGCCATTTTCGTCAAGCTTGAGCTTGATGTTGTCATCCTCGTAGACGGCTCTCGGCTGCGCGTAGATGCCGCTGTTCTCCAACAGTTTCAGCATGCCCTTGTAGCCGATGACGAAGGTGGCCTGCTTCTCCCCCGTGGCATAGTTCTTGTTGCCATAGGGCAGGATGTACGCCTGTCCCAATCCATCCACGTCGGATGGGCGCAAGCCAAGTGCCGCGCACTGCATGAAGCAGGAAAGGACGCTGACCGGCGTGCAGTCGGCCAAGGCGGGTGTGCGGTTGATGCTGCTGATGCACATCTGCAACAGCGCCTCGCTGTCGAGGTTGCCGCCGATGACACGCGCGATCTGCGGCCACGAATGCTCCACAAGCTGCTTGAGCTTGCCCTTCGGATTGAGCGGCTGCAACTGCTGCCCTTGCGCCTGCTGTGCGATTGCTCCCATTTTTTATTGCTCCTTTTCTTCGATGGATTTGAATGCGAATTTGCGGTAGGTGGTGGCTTTGACGGTGTATTCCTTGCGGGTCATCGGCTTGTAGGTGGCTTGCAAATTCCCGCACTTGATGCCGGTGTGCGAGCCGATGCGCAGAATGATCTGCTCCTGCAATTCCTTCTGAGCGGCCTTCATGTCATTCAGCATTCCGGTGGCGCTCTCATATCTTGCGAGCAGGTCGTACAGGTCGTCATCGTCGCTTTCGTCCACGATGTCCGGCGTGGGTTCGGGGAACGCCTTCTGCACATCCCCGCCGGTAAGCTGTGGTGGAGTACCCGTGGTGACGAAATGCCAGAAGTCGGCGGCGGCCTTGTCGATCGCGGACATATCCTCCACGTCCGCCTGGAACGGGATCTCTACCGGATCATCGTCTCCGATGGCCGCGTACACGTAGCCCCACGTCCATCCAGTGACGAGCGCGTAGAATTCGACCTGAGCGAGATAGTAAGGCGGAATACGGAGGTTGCCGTCCTCGTCATGCCAGTCCCCCGCTCGGCGATTACCCGCCGTCTTGATTTCGAGGATTCCGAAGCTTCCGTCTTCCTTTTGCAGGATGCCGTCAAGGGAAGCGCGCAGGTATGTCTTCTCGCGGCTGATGAACTGCTTGTCGGTGCCGTCTGTGACGATCATTTCCGGATGCTGCGCGCGGAAACGCTTACGAAGCTCGTTTTCCAGGGCATTGCCCTTGACGATCGCCCACTTGTCGGAAATGTCCTCCGGTTCCACGCGTCCGGTCTTCTCCAACCACAATTCGTAAGGCGTTTTGAACGCGTTAAGGCCGAGAATCGTGCTCATGTCGGAACCGCCCACACCGGCCTTACGGCTCTTCAGCCACGCGAGATGACGTTCCGTCTTCTTGCCCTGCTTGAAACGCTCGATCTGATAGCGTTCCGTATCCTTGAGTGGAATACGCTTCATTTCAGGCTCCCTGCTGATTGCTTGGCTTGTTTATGTCTGCTTTGATGATGTCGGCGTCGAAATAATCGACCAGCAGATTGGCGATGCCCAACGCGGACGTCCTGAGCTTGGTGATCTCCGCCTCGGACTCTGGCTTGATGGTGAAAACGCCACTCTCGCTATCGAATTTGAGTCTCATTTTGCGTCCTTCGAGTAGTTGGCCTTAATGTCCATCAATTCGCCGGTGAGCAGTTTCGTGGCGAATCCGTAGACCACCTTGTCGTTGGCTTGGAATGCTGTGCGCTGCAAGGCGCTCACCGCGTCGAAGATGCCGACCAAGGCGTTTGCGATGATGGTGCGCTGATCGGCTGTGGCTTGTGGCCCGACGCTGATGGTTCCGACGGGGGTGAGTTTCGTTGCGGTGATTTTGTCCACTGTGAGTTTCGATGTGGTGGTCATGGTTTCTTTCTTCTTTCCGGTCGTGGCGTTTTTCCGTGTTTTGCGGGGTGAATGCTGGTCGAAGGCCGGCAGCAGTCCTTCCTTGCGGAGTTGGCCGATGATGTTGCCTGCCGTTTTCTGGCTTATGCCGAGCGCTTCGGCGGTTTCCTTGCCGTCGAACGGTTGGCCTTGGTCGATGCGGTTTCTGCAATGCGCGAGGATGAGGTCACGTTTCGACGGTTCCGCCTGTTCCGCCGTGGGCTTGCCGACGGCCTGATAGTCGGCCAGGATGTCCTCATGCGCCTCCTGTTCCGGTGGCAGGTCCGGGGTGAGGAGTCCTGCCTTGCGTAACGCACGCATTTCGCCGATCTGGAGTCCGGCTTCTCACGACTCGTCGTAGATTTTCTTCAGTTCGGCGAGCTCGTCGCCCGTGTATTCGTGTTTCAACGTGTTCCTTTCCTTAAGTTTTCGATGAGCGCGTGGTTGTCGCTGATGAACTTGTCCACGTCGATTCCTTGCTGCGTGATGGTCGGATTGTTGTCACCGAAGCGTGCTTTCCCATCGCTTTTGACATCTGGGCGGCTTTGGACCCGTGTCACTGGAATGAACGTGCCGTTTTTCATCTCGCCACCGTCCTTCGGTATTCGTGCGCCAGAGCCCACCGTTCAGCGATTTGACGCTGGTAGCGGACTTTTCGCCTGTCCTGATGGCCTTCGGGCGGTTCCACGCCGATTTTCACGTATGGCGGGCCTTTGCCGATGCTGCGCCAGTTGGCGAGGGTGCGTGGGCTCATGCCGAGCATGGCGGCAAGTTCGGCTGGCGTGAGCAGGTCGGTCATGGCCTGCCGTCCCGAATGTCACCCATCGGGTCGATGTGGAGGCCGGTGAGCATTTCCACGGTGTCGCTGCCGCCTCCGCGTTCGAGGTGACGTTTGAGCACCTTGTCGATGGCCTGGCATGCGGTTCTGGCGGCAAGCGCGGTGCATTCGCCGAGTCTGTTGCCGGGCAGGGCGACGCTGATCAGACTGCCGTCCAGCGGCATGTCAAGTGTGGCGATGAACATTGGGTCGGATTCCGGGTTGTCGGGGTCGACGTCGACGCAGAGCACCCATGTTGCCACCTGTGGTTTGTTTCCGTCCATTGTGTTTCCTTTGCTTGTTGACGTTGTAGGCCCCGTCCTGACGAGTGGATGGGGCTGAGTGGCTGGCATTGGAGTCGAACCAGTGCCGTCCGTGGATTCCCGAGCGCCACTTTGACTGTTGGAACACAGACCTGAACGTGTTCACGGCCGGTGGCGTGGCCGACGGTGACTGAAGCCGTCAGGCGGACTTGAAAGGGTTTGCAAGCACCGGAGTGCCTGCGTGGTTGATAGAGAGAGAAGAGAGTGGAATCCGTGGACGGGCGAACCGTCGCCCAGCCGAATGCGCCGACAGTGTATGTGCAGCGATAATGGTCGGCGCGTGGATAATAATCGATATTCAGTTATGTGTCCCCACTGGCCGACGAATGAGTGAACGTGGGTGTCCCGCGGAACAATCCGATTGGGTTGTTTGTTTGGACTGCCGGCCAGTGGGAAGTCTTTTAGTCGCGTGGCGCGAATCTGACGATCAGCCACAATGCGGTGGCGATGTACACGCCTTCCACCATGAGCGCGGCGGTGGTGCTGCCGCCATGCCATGTGAGCATGATGGTCAGGCTGGAGATGAGGCCGATGCTGACGATGGCGAAGAGGATGCGGCGGCGCGTGTAGTTCGGCTTCTTCCGCTTCTTCATTGCTTGCATGTCTTCAAGCCAGTAATCATGGTCAGTCATCGTCGCTCCCAGTGTTCACTTGCTTGAGTGGGAATGCTTCAGGCGGGAGCGTTTCGCAGACAGTCGGCCACTTCACATACTGTCTATTGCCATTCCAGATGCGCTTAGCCGAGTTATCATATGTGCGCGCCGACCAGTCATCATCGATGTCCTTAAGCAGGAGCCGACCATCATTCGCGGTGACATAGAAGCCCTGCTCCTTCGGTTCTTCAGGCAGTGGCTTCTGTTCGGCTGTCTTGTCGAGTTCCGTGAGTTGGTTGAGCAGGTGGTTGGTTTTCTCTTCGTCGTGGTCCTTGCATGCTTCGATGAGGTTCGCGAGGATTTGTTCTCGTTGTTGGAAGATGTTCATTTCTTGTCCTTCTTCTGGTTGAGTTCTTTGAGTGTTCGTCCGATTTCGCGGCGGAGGTTCATGAGGTCGGTTTTGTTGAGCATGTGTTCCTGGTATCCGTCTGCCATGTCGAATCTGAGTCCGATGAGGCAGCTGTGGTCACTGCTGTGCGTGCCGTCCTCGATGATTCGCAGTTCGAATGATTGGCTCATCGCATGTTCCCTAGGTCGTCGTTGAGCGTGTAGGCGAAGTTGTCGAGGGTGCTTTCGGGGATGTCCGCGAGGACTTCCCCACCGTCCGCGTGGAGTTCGATGAGTTGGCCGCTCTTGTCTTCCTGGATGCGGATGGCGTAGCCGGTAGTGCCGATGAGTTCGATTCGCGGTTTCATGGTTTTCCTTGATTCCGGCGGTTTTGGCGGGTTGAGTAGTTGGCTGGTCATTTCTGCGCTTCCTTGACGATCGTGTCGAAGACGGCTTCCACGCAGGCTTTGCGCAGTTCTCGGGTGTAGGTCTTGCTGTTCATCGGAGGCTCCTTTGGTTGTGGCTTTCAGGCTTTGAATTGGCTTGCGGCGTCGATTGGTTGGATGAGGACCATGGTGAGGGTGGAGGCTTCGAGGCCGAGTAGGTGGGCGGCTTTTTCGATTTCGTCGGTCGTGAGTGGTGTTTGGCCGCGGAGTCGCGTGTCCACTGTTTTCGGCGCGCATCCCCACGCTTTGGCGAGGTCTTCGCGTGTTTTGCGATGGCGGGCCAGTTCGCCCGCGAGGTTACGGCTGGCGGTTTCGGTCAGACCGGCCATTCATCCTCCTCGATTCCCTGTTTGGTGAGGCAGGCGCGCCAGTCGTGCCAGCCGGGGCCGCGCATGTGGCCGCACGGGTAGTGGTCGGGGGTCTTGGTCTTGGCTGTGGTCTTCATCTCTGTTTTCCTTTCGACAGTTCTTAATCTACGCAATTTCGTAGTTCACGTCTATGTATTTTCATAGTTCTTCACAATTCGCACACATTGGCTACGTAATTGGCTATAATGAGAGCCATGGGAATGAAAGCAAACGAAGTCACGCAGTTCGCCAAGCAGGTCATGCGCGAATGCGTCAGACTCCAGAAGAACAGCGGCATGACCATCAAGGAATTCGCCAAGGCCTGCGGCTTCGGCGAGGATTACTGGTACAAGCGCCAGAACTTCACAAGACCTCTCAACCTGAGCGACCTGGAACGCATCAGCGAGGTCACCGGCGTATCGGTCGGCGACATCGTGATGGATTCGCAGCGTCATGCGATCGAAGCCGCCGAGAGGAAGGCGCGGGCAGGCGGCTACGGTCTTGCCGCCTATAACGCTCAGGGCAAGCAGGAGGCCATTAATGGAGAGGCTGGGCCGGATTACGACGAGCCTGCCTGACCTGCCGATCAGCCGCGACATGACCTACGGTGCCATGCGCCGCGCGATTGTCGGACTGCCTGTCACCGTGTCCAGCGCCATACTGCCGAACGGACTATGGGGCTGCTACGACGCCTCCACAGACGTAATCCTCATCGACCGGCGACTCACGTATGCGGCCAAGCGATGCACTCTGGTGCATGAATTGACTCACTGGCGGCATGGTGATGCGTCATGCGAGCACGTGGCACGCAGTCGCGAGGAGCATCGGGCCAGACGCGAGACGGCACTCATGCTGATAGACCCGCTCCATTACGGACTGCTCGAACAGATGTATGACGGGAATTCGTGGGACATCGCCCAGGAATTGGAGGTAACGCAGCAGGTGCTGGGTGACTTTCGCCAGATCATGGCCGAGCATGTCTGCATCGTCTGACCTGTAGAATCAAGGAAAGAAGAAGGGAGTAACCATGGTAAAGCGACCACAGCCCGCACCCGGCGCGATCTATGAGTGCGATAGGCTTGATGACCCGATGTTTCTGGCGATTCGTCTGTATACGAACCGGCTGGAATTGGACAGGGGCACCACGTATCTGCACCGGTATAAGAAGACCGAAGCTTACAAGGTGTCTGATTTGCAGGGCGTGACGATCAAGAAGCGTACCGTCACGTGGAGGTACAGTGCGTTGCGCTCCTTGCCCCTGAAATTCAAGAAGGCCGAGGACGCGCAGGAATTCTACAATGCGGTGAACAGCCTCTGAAACGAACGAAGCCCCACTATTGTGGGGCTTTTATATTGCCTTATAAGTCTTTATAAAGCTTATATTTGCTTCAGGCGCTCGAATACCTGTGCCGTCTGTGCGGCATCGTCGGCGGCCCTATGACGCTCGGTCTTGGCGATGCCGAAATAGCGGATGAGGTCGAGCAGCCTATGGCGGTCAAGCTGCGGCAGGAGTGTCTGAGAGATTTCCAAAGTGTCGTAGAAGCTGACGTCCGGCATTCCGGCACCGACCCTCTGCGCTTCCCTCGCGATCACTGGAATGTCGAAGCGCCGGATATTGTGGCCTATCCAAGTGTCACGCCCACAGAAAGCGTAGAATCTGGGCAATGCCTTGTCGATGGTGGGCTGGTGCCGCACGTCCCGATCGGTGATGCCGGTGATCTGCGTGACCTTGGCTGGTATCGGAATCTGCGGGTTGACGAGCTGGCTGTATGACGCTACCTTGCGTCCGCGCCTGATTCTCACGGCTCCCAGCTCGATGATTCGAGCGTTTCTGCCTAATCCCGTGGTCTCGATGTCGATGGCCACGTAATCATCCTCCACGCCATCATTCGTATCGACATGAGTGATTGGTGCCGTTTCCACTGTCGGAGCGTCTGAGCTGGCTTCCGGCGATGATTCAGGCGCATTCGTCGCTTGATGCTTATGGCGTGGCTCCGGCTTGAGGAAGAGATGCATGAAGAACCATGCGAGGAAGGCGAAGAGCAGGTCTGTCAAAATGCTGGCCAACAAAGCATTATGGCCTGTGATTGTGAGATAGATTCCATAAATCGTCTCCACGGCGCAGAACACCGACATGGCGAGGTAAATCAGTTTCTTCAT